CGATGAGGCCGAGGGTCGGAAGTTGCAGCTCGTCGCAGACGCCTGCGAAGCCGCGCCCGTCCACATAGAGGTTGAAGTTTTTTAAGAGGTTTGATGCGGTTGCCATGGTCTTTTTTTAGTTGAGGATTTCGGTGAGATATTCGTTCGTGAGTTCGCCACGGAATGTGATGTGCTCGGCTGGGTAAGGCGGCGTGAAATCGAAATTGAAATAGACTTTGCCGAGCTGGATGTTCGCCGGGGTGTTGAGGTCTGGATCGGCCCAGCACTTGCCGCCAAGGATCGCGCCTTGGTTTTTGAGGCTGGCGAGGTAGGCGTTGACGCCTTCGGTGACGTCTTCGAGATAGGTCTTCGAGATGAGGCGGTCCACTGCCCAGAGGTGGGCGCGTTGCAGGCTGTCGAAAATGAGGTCGGCTGTGCGGCGGACATTGACGAATTGGTATTTTACATCCGTGCTGCCGGTCTGGTTGCCCCAGAGGCGGAATCCACCGCTGCGGATGAATGTTGCGACGTTGCCGAGGTTGAGGACGTTGGCGAGCGAGGAGGTATCACCGAGGACGAAATCAACGGCCTTGTCGATCTTCTCGACACCGAGAACCTCGTTGTTTGATGGCGACCACCAGAAGCCGCGCTCGTTGTCGATGCGGGCCATGACGCCGGCCACGTAAGGCGCGGGGTCTTCGCCGCCGTTTACTGCTGGCCAGATTGCATACATGCGGTCGTTGCCGTTGGCTGTGACCCATGCAGACGCTTCTGTCGCGGTGTCAATTGTTGCAACGCTGGAAACGAGGCCAGCAATGGCAACCGCACGGAGAGCGGAGGCGACGGCTTTCACGTCGTCAATCGTGGTGGTTGCATAAGCGCCTTCGGCGACGATGATGCGGGGCGTTACGTTAAGTTCAGATTGAGCTTTGCGCAGGGCGTGAACGCCTGTGAGCAAGCTGGAGCTTCCAGCGACATCCGCAGCGGCGGCGACCCGCACCACCACGACAACGGCTCCGGTCTGTTTGTAAATAGCTTCAATGGCTTTTGCGAGGTAGCTGGTCGCGCCGAGCTTGGTCGATAGGCCAGTTGGGGATGTCACGAGGACGGGCGTGTTGAGCGGAAAATCTACGCTGGTGTTGCCGGTGCCGACAAGGCCGATGACAGAAGACGAGAGGGTTTTGATCGGGCGTGGCCCGCCTGTTATTTCTTGGACTTCTACTCCGTGGAGAAAATTTGACATGGTTTTTTAGTGGTTGCGGTTGCGGGTGAGAGAGTGAGGGGATCGTCTTGCGGTGTCTTCTGCGGGGACTTCCTTAGAATTTGATGCAGTAGAGGAGCGCGATGTTGCGCGGGCGGGTTTCGGTGGTTCCAGCAGGGGATTGGCTGCTTGTAGTGAAACCGTGCTGGTGGCGGACGGATGCGCCTCCTGAACTGTATTGTGCCGTGGAAAGGCTGCCTCCAGTCGCGGCTGGATCGCCCAATCCCGAACCTTCAGCATTATTTCTAAAAGTTGTATTGTGGGTATGGTCTGGCGAGTCATTCCCTGTAGTTCCAGAGTGCGTGTGGCTGATTACTCCATCCTCTTGCTTGGCTCCAAAAGTGCCAGCGGCAACGCCATCGCTATTCGTTCCTGATCCGCGCACGAAGTATCCGCGCATATCTGGAAGTGGCAGGCGTTTATTTGCTGCAAAATCTGCTGAGGCGCTTACGCCGCGAGTTGATGCCGCGCCTGTGCTCGTCTGGATGGGCAAAAGTGTGTTGCTCCAACTTGCCCACAGCACTGCGAAAAGTTCGTCATAGTTTTGGCTGTCATAAAAAGCCCCGCTTGATGCAGACCCGATAGTTAGGCCGTTTGCGGGTAGCCAGCCGCTCGGAGCGGAGGTTCTTGCAAATGGCATCACGGCACCGGGCGGGACAAATAGAGCGGCGGCACTGGCAAGTCCTGCGGGGGTCACTGCGCGGCTGGTGTCAGTGCCCGTCTGCGTCTCGGCATTGGTTGCAAGTTCGACGATTCCTTGAATGGATGTTGTGGCCGATCGGTCGATAGGAACGAAAGCGGTGAGGACATCAGCCAGTCCTTTGGGTGTGACTGCGCGGGTGGTATCTGTCGCGGTAAGCAATTCGTTTTGCGTTGCGATTTCAATAATTCCCGCCCTTGTTTCAGTCGCAGTGCGGCTGGCAAGGCTTGCCGGAGTCACTGCGCGAGCGGTATCCGTTCCTGTTTGTGTTTCGGCGCTTGTCGCAAGTTCGACTATGCCCGCCCTTGTTTCAGTCGCAGTGCGGCTGGCAAGGCTTGCCGGAGTCACTGCGCGAGCGGTATCCGTTCCTGTTTGTGTTTCGGCGCTTGTCGCAAGTTCGACTATGCCCGCCCGTGCATCTGTTGCCGTGCGGCTGGCGAGACCAGCTGGCGTTACGGCGCGGCCTGCATCGGTTCCAGCTTGCGTCTGCTCGCTTGTCGCCAGTTTAACGATACCAGATTCATCGTTGCTGGCACCATCGGTTTTTGCCACATAAAGCTGAGTGAGAACATGGCCTAAATTTGCAGGAGTGATCGAGCGTGTCGTATTTGTTCCAAGAACGCTTTCATCATTTGTCGCCAGTTGCACGATACCAGCCCGTGTAGTTGTAGCGGTGCGACTTGCCAGAGCGGCAGGAGTCACGGCCTTGTTTGTATCCGTTCCGGTCTGCGTTTCGGTGCTGCTTGCCAATACGACTACGCCGGCGCGGCCTGTTGTGGCTGTTCGGTCCACGAGCCGGGCAACGGTGAGCGCCTTGGTTGCATCCGGCACGAGTGCCTGTGCCTCGGTTGTGGAGGCCAGAGCGATGACACCACGGCGGGATTCTGTGGCTGTGACCTGGGCGAGCTTGAGCGGCGTGATGATCTTAGTGTCGGTTGTTCCTGCTTGCGCTTCGGCTGTTGTGGCGATGGCGAGAACGCCGAGGCGGGTTTCGTTGGCCTGCGCGTAGGAAAACCCTGCTTCTCCCACCGTGACTGACCCCGGAGGAACATTGGTCATCACAAAATCCATCGCAAAGAGTGCGCTGGCCGTGCTGCCTTTTGTGAGGATGACGCCTGTCTGCGAATATACGGCGAACAGGACATTGTTGTTCGTGTAGAGGCCGATTTCCTTGACCGAGTAGGAGTCTGCGGAATCGTCCTGCGCCGTGAGGTGGATCGTGCCGGGGACTGGCACACTGCTGCCGCTTGGATCGAGGCGCTTGATCTCAGTTTGCAGTGCCGTGCGGGTGGCCAGTGGCGTATAGCCTCCGCTTCCGATTGCGATCTTTGTAAGGGTTACTGGGCCGATGGCCCCACCCACTTGGGCGATGGCAGCGCGGCCTGCGTTGGTGATGACGAATTGAAGGGCCATAAGTGTTAGTAGGTGGCTGCGCAGTCGAGCCGGTTAAATGTGGCGGGGCGGCAGATGCCGACGATGTTCACGCTGCCAACGAAAGATTCGAGGGCTTCAAGCGTGAAATCACTCCGCACCGGCTTGACGGCTGCGACGGCTTTGGTGATTGAGTCTTGAACGGCGGCAGGGGTCTGGAGCCAGCCGAGGGCGATATTGAAAGTGTGCGGGTCGCCTTTCGGCGTGGTCTGCCACCACTCTGTGAGCTTAAGAGAAATGCCGAAGGAGTTGAGGAGCGTGCGGACGGCGGCGACCGTTCCTTTTTTGCGGTGAATCTCTGCGCTGTTCTTGATGACGTTGCGCTTGGTTGCCGTTGTCCAGTTGGCATCCCACTCATCAACCGATGCGGCCCAGGCTAACCACGGGAGGAGGTTTTCGGGGCAGGTATCGGCGTTCCAAAGCGAGCGGATCGGCGTTGAGATGGTGCCAAGTCGAGCGGCTGCGAGAGAGAGAGATCGCTCCGGGCTGGTGGCGTTGGGCGGCAGGAGGTCGCGCAGTGTGATGTCCGCAGCGATTTCGTCTTCGTTGGCGGGGTCGCCATAAACGACATTTGTGCGGTTCGTCCATGCGACTTTTATGGCAACCTTGGTGTCGAGAAGATCGCCAGCCGAGCTGTATTCTTGACGAAGAATGTTCCACAGGAGGTCGGTGGTTTTCGCAGCGTTCGGGGCTTGTCCGTAGTAAAAGAAATTCCCGTCTTGGTCGGAAAGATATTGGTAAATGGAGCGGCTCATTTTACTGGCTCAAGCCTCCATATGTCAGAGTGATCGCGGTGCAGAATGGCGCTTGCGTGTGGTCACAGGTGATGTCTGCGGAGGGCGACGTAAGCGTGACTTTTTGAACGCCATCCACATGGAGCGCGGCGAAGATCGCAGAGCGGTTGATGTCGTTGCCAACTTTGTGATTCTGCGTGGCGAAGGCTTGGGCGCTGTCTCGGGCCTCCTGCATGACCACTTCCGAGTCGGGGCCGGGAAAGGTGAAGATCGTCGCCGTTATTGCATAGTTTGCAATCGTCGCGCCTTGCACGGTGACGGCATCCGTGAGCGGGCGGACGCTTTCGGCGTTGAGTGCCTGCGTGACATTGGAAATGACGGTTGCCGAGGGGGCGCCGTTGCCTGTGAGGCCGAGGACGGTCACGAGGACATTGCCGGGGGAGACGGTGGGAGGCCCGACGATGGTCGCGTGTTTGACGCCGGCCACTTTCAGAGCGTGGTAGAGGTAGCTTCCTTCGGGGCCTGCGGTGCTCAAGCCCTCAAGGGCGAGCGTGACCCGATAGCGGAAATCGGTGTCGGTCTCCATGACGGCCAAGCGCGGCGGGATCGCTGTCGGGGCTGCTGGCACGAGCACCTTGCGCGAGGTTCCGAAGATGGCTCCGAGTTGGTCGAGGTCAGCGCCGGTTGCATAGGCGAGCATGACGCCACGGGCGGCATCGTTGACTCGTTGCCGGATGAGCATTTCTCGGTAGGCGCAGACTTCCAGAATCTTAAAGGCGGGGTCG